TTTTTTTTAAATTTTTTTTGTCTTTCACTTGTTAATTAAAAAATAATTATTAAATTTGCATATCAAAATTAAATAATAATCAAAATCAAACATTATGAAAAACTTCCTATCAAAGGCTATTTGCCAACAAAATTTCGCTTACTTAATAGCAATGTACATTCTTTTTCAATTTATCTTTAGAAGCTAATATTATGATAGACACTTATAACAACGAGCCAGATTACTTCGACAAATTAGAAGCGCAAGTAAAAGATGAAAGAACAGAAATTGAAGTTCTTGAAGATTATATCAAAGACACTTTTGATGATGATGAGCTTACCGCTTTGGTAGATTCAATTAAAATGAAAGCAATTCTTATGTATAAAACAAACAAAAGAATAAACGAAATTGAATTAGATTTATCAATGTTTGGAAATATCAGTTCAGATAACAGAATTGAATTATCAAGTAAAAAATTATTACTTACCAAACTAATTAACGATTTGTAATTATGAAAATATTTAGAAAAGTTTACGAGTTGAATTACGAGTATGATATGTTTTTTGTTCACAGAAGCATTGAATTTTTTGGCTTGAAAATTAGTAAAAAATTACTCAAAGAATTTATTACAATTGAAGCTGCCGTAAAATATTTAAAAACATTAAAATAAAAGGCTATACCCTTAAATTAAAAAATAATAATAAGGGTATAACCTTAAATTAAAAATCAAAATAATAGTTATGAGCTTTAAAAAACAAACCGTATTTAAAAGTATAGTCAATAGGCTTTATAAAGATTTCTTTAATAAAGAAGATGAAGAAAATTATTTAGAATTAGAAAAGCAACAAATGAGAGCCGCTTGGAGTTCATCATACGAAAATATGAGAAAATGTTTTGGTAATAGTAATTACACTCCAATAGATTTTGAAGAATATTACAACGAAAATTATAATTAGAAACAGAAATGAAAGAAACAAAAAACGAAAGAAACGCTGGAAGAAAACCTAAATTCAAAAAAGGGGTAAAAACTTTTGTCATTGCTGACAAACTTCCCCAGCCAGTTGAAAAACAAATTAGAAACTATATTGAAGAAGTTTCAAAACCATTCTTAAATGACGAACCAATTAAATCAAGAAAAAATGAATAATTTATTTGATATTAAATTTATTGAACAAGAGCCATTATTAAAAAGAATTACAAGAATGGCAAAAAGAACTTTAATCACAAAATTAACAACTCCAGTTGTCACAGAAATTAATGTTTATAATGATAAAAAAGTTGTAAATGTTAAAGCCAATATTCCGTTTCATTTTTTAAGAAGTATATCGTGAGTAAGAAATATACTGGAGTAACTTACCATAGAAAATTAGGCAAATATGAATCACGTGTTACATATTCTGGAATTACATACAAAGCTGGTTGGTATGACACAGAAATTGAAGCGGTACGTACCAGAGATTTGCTTATTATCAAAAAAGGATTGCCAGTAAAATTGCAAATATTAAAACCAATTTCACAAATAAAAAAGACCGAATAATTAGTTTAAATAAAATTTTTTAATTAAATTTGTTAATCAATATTAAAAACCAAAAATATGAATACACAAGTTCAAACTACCAGCCAGAAAAAAGGCTTTGCACAATTGTTGGATAGCCCAGCTATTAAAGAAAGAATCAAGGAGGTTCTAAAAGACAGAGATACACAATTTGTCAGTTCGGCTTTGAGCCTTTTTAATGCGAATGATAAATTACAAGCGTGTGAGCCAGCAAGTCTATTCAATGCTTGTTTGACCGCAACTTCACTTGGATTACCAATTAATAACAATCTTGGATTTGCTTACATTATACCTTATGGTCGTGAAGCTCAATTTCAAATTGGTTACAAAGGTTTTCGCCAATTGGCAATCAATTCAAATCAATACAAAAATCTTGAAGTAAAAGAAATTTACGAAGGTCAATTGGTGGAAGATGATAGTTTTGGCGGATATCACTTTGAATGGAAGTCCAAGACGAGCGAAAAAGTAATTGGTTACGCTTCGTACTTCAAACTTTTAAACGGCTTTGAAAACGTATTTTTTATGCCTATTGAAGAAATAAATAAACACGCAAAGAAATATTCACAGACTTTCAAAAAATATGGAACTGGATTGTGGAAAGACGACTTTGATAAAATGGCGAAAAAGACGGTTGTTAAATTACATTTGAATTCTGGATTTGCTCCACTTTCAATTGAAATGCAAAAAGCTTCAGCGGTTGACCAGTCAGTTATTAAAGATGACGGAAATTTCAAATATCCAGATAACGAACCAATTGACCTTGAAACTTTGAATGAAAAAGAGGAAGACAAAAGAACGCTACAATTTTTAAATTCTGTTTCAAATATTGATGAATATATGGAATTGAAAGATAGCGTTCCCACAGAAGTGTTCAATAGACTTTTTGAACAATTTAACGATGTAGAAAATAATTTAATTTTAAATCAACAAAAATAATGGAATTACAAGGAATTTTAACTTACAGAAGCGAAACTCAACAAATCACAGAAAAATTTTCAAAACGTGATTTTGTTATTAAAACAGATGAACAATATCCGCAAGAAATTAAATTTGAATTGCACCAAGATAAAACGGATTTAATAGACCCTTATTCAGACGGGGAACTAATTAAAGTTGAATTCAATTTACGTGGTCGTTCTTATACCAATAAAGATGGTGTTACACAATACGCGAACACTTTACAAGCTTGGAGAATTCAAAAGTAATTTTTATAATCAGCGAGGTTTAAAATAAATCTCGCTTTTTTTATATAAAATTTGTTAATTAAAATTTATTTATTAAATTTGCTATTCAAAATCAATAAAAATCAATATTATGAAAACCGAAGTTACATTTGAAAATTACCTATTTCGTTGTTCTGGACTTGGCTCTTTGATGACTGGTGTAAAACCAAACTTGACAGAAAATCAAGAAAAAACAATGATTGACTTACTTGAAAAACAAAAAGTAGGAAAGATAACAGAGAAGCAAACGATTACCCTTGGCGATTTATTAGCTAAAAAACACGCACCAATTGAGCTTTCCGCTGGTGTTAAAACGTATTTGAAACAATTGCATCGTGAATATATTTTCAAAAGAAGCAATATTATGAAAAGCAAATACACTGAAAAAGGTATTCAAGTTGAGGACCAGTCTTTGACTTTGTATTCTAACTTTATTGGAAAGCCGTTTTTTAAAAATAAAGAGCGTTTTAAGAATGAATATTTTAGTGGGGAGCCAGATAACAAAGCTGGAGTGATTCGTGACATCAAATCATCTTGGGATTATTCTACATTTCCAATGTATGATACTGAAATTAAAAATCAAGATTATGTGTACCAGCTCAACGGGTATATGGATTTAACTGGAATAGAAGAAGCCGAGTTGATTTATTGCCTTGTTGATACTCCACATAAGATTATAAATGACGAAATTAGACGAGCGGATTGGAATTATAACGTAATGGATAATGACGGAAACATTCGCGAAGATTCTATTCATTTAATTGTTGAGATTGTTCAAAATAAAATTTATACTCATAAAGGATTGTTAGAATTTTGCGAACAAAATCCAAGTGTAAATATTGATTGGTTCACAGACTTCAGAGAAATTCCAGAAAATATGAGAATTAAAATTTTCAAAACTTCAAAAGACCAAGTTTTAATAGATTCAATAAAAAGCCAAATTGACAAAGCGAGAACATTTTTAAATGATTTGAGTTTGGAATTGGCAAATCAAATTATATAAAATGGAATATAAAATAAAGCCAAGACGATGCAAAATTTGTAATGAAGTATTTACACCTAATAGACCATTAATTCCAGTTTGCTCGCCAAAATGCGCGATTGATTATTCAAATAAATTAAAAGTAAACAAGGCTAAAAAAGAAAAAAGTATCTTAAAAGAAAAGTTAAAAACGCTTTCAGACTTAGAAGCTGAAGCTAAAAAATCATTTCAAAAATATGTTAGATTAAGAGACAAATATTTGCCATGTATTAGTTGCGGAAATTTCCAGACAACTGATTGGGCTGGTGGGCATTTTTTTTCAGCTGGAATGTACTCTGGATTAATTTTTGACGAAAGAAATTGCCATAAACAATGTAACACGCATTGTAATAAGTATCTTTCAGGAAATTTATTAGAATATAGAAAAGGATTAATTAAAAGGTTTGGAGTTAAATTTGTTGAAAAATTAGAATATGAATCAAATTATAAAAGAGACTATAAATATACAAGAGAAGAACTAATTGAAAAAAAATCATATTATGATAAAAAATATAAAGAATTAATGTTAAATTTGTAAACGTTAATTGTAATTTATATAATATGATAGGTTTTAAAATTGGAAAATTAGAAATAATTTCAAATGCTGAAAGTTATATTTTACCAAGTGGTCAAAAGAATAAGGCTTTTTTATGTAAATGTGAATGTGGTAATGAAAAAAAAGTTAGATGGCTACATTTAAAAAGAGGTAAAATACAATCTTGTGGCTGCTATGTAAAAACAAGAAATGGAATTGGTAATTCACCTATATGTAAATTGTGGAGAGGTATTAAGTATAGAACTTCTGAAAATTATTTTCAAAGACATCTTTATTTTGACAAAGGGATTAAAGTTAGTGAAAATTGGCTTAATAATTTTGATGAATTTTATAATTGGTGTATTGAAAACGGATATAAAAAAGGTTTACAATTAGATAGAAAAAATAATTCATTAGGTTATTTTCCAGAAAATTGCAGATTTGTAACATCAAAAATAAATTGTAATAATAGAGATAATACATTTTATGTTTTTTATAATAATGAAAAAATTGCATTAAAAATTTTGTTAGAAAAATTAAGAAAAGAAAAAAATTATTTTACAATTTTAGCAAGAATAAAAAGAGGTTGGGAACACCAGAAAGCAATTGATACAGAAATTAAGCAATGGAAGAAATAGAAATCATTGCTATTGAGCTAAAAACTGGCATTTTAAGAAAGAAATATATGCAATTAGATGAATGGCTTCACTTTCATAAAAACAAGCGAAAAAAAGGCTTTCAATACATTGCTTACAAGAAAGGTTTTTCTCAATTTAAAATTACAAACGAAAAAAAATGATAAATAATTTTTTTTATTTAATTAATATTTTTAATTTAGCTCCGTGGTTGACTTCTCACTTATACTCAACCTAAAGAAATTTTACAACGGCTATAATGAAAAACGAAGTGAGAAGCGTTTGGATTTATAGCCGTTTATGTTTTAAATATAATACACGAATTATGGCTAAAGAACTACCCTATTTTAAATTTGAGCCAAACCAATGGGAGAATGGGAATATTCAAATTTGTTCAAGAGAAAATAAAGGATTATTTATTGACTTGTGTTCTATGTATTGGTCAAGACTTGGTGACTTACCAGTTAAATTGGCAATACAAAAATTATGCGCTGGTAATGCGAACGCATTAAATTCGCTATTCGATGAAAATATAATCGAACAAAAAGATGGGTATATTTGTATTGATTTTTTGAATGAACAATTGTCTGAATTTAAAAATACAAGCTCACAAAATAGCAAAAATGCAAAAGAACGATGGGAAAAGCACCGAAAACAAAAGGAAGAAAGCGAGCGCAATGCGACCGCATCAATACCGCAAAGCGAAAGTGATACCATAATAGAAAATAAAATAAAAGAAAATAAAATAAAAGAAAATAATATTGAAGAACGCAAATTAAAATTTGCTACCTCGCTTTCTATTTTCAATTCTATTTATGAACGTAAAATGATAAAAGATTTTTACGAATATTGGACAGAACCAAATAAATCAAATTCTAAATTTAGAATGGAAATGGAAAAAACTTGGGATTTGGAAAGAAGATTAAAAAATTGGGCAAGTCGTGATAAAAGTTTTCAATCAAATAAAAAAGAAATTGAGCCAATTGTTGCTGGAAGACAAACCGCTTCAACTATTCAACAAAATTTAGATACCACTGGGCTTTATGTTCCAAGCCAACAAAACAATCTTTAAAATGGAAAATCAAATTCAAATTACAAATTCAGAAAATTTTTATTTGCAAAAAAGACAGAATGTTCAAATAGATATTAATTTGCCAGTCAAATCCTTTTTGCAAAAATCATACGACTTCAAAAAAATTAAAGAAATAAAAAAAGACCCGAATTTTGTTTTTTTAGTTACTGGTTGGATTACACAAACTTCTGTATTAATGGAAATTAAAAATCCAATTGATAGTTTTATGAAGCAAGATATTATTAATATGCTTGATGGTTACTGGTCAAATTTCACTTTTGAAGAAATGGTAAAAGCGTTTGAAATGGAGCGTTTCGGTCAATTCACAGAACAAACAGAACATTTCCAGCTTTTTAATTCTACTTACATCGCAAAAGTTTTTAAGAAATACCAAAAATGGAAGTCAGAAAAAAAGATAGAATTAAATATTTCAAACGAAATACAAGCTGCAGAAAAAACAGAAGAAGAAAAGTTTCAATTAATGACTGAAGCTATAAATAGAAAATACAATGATTTTAAGAGCGATAATGAAGTAAGTGAACCGCTTGTGTATATTTTTGATGAACTTGTCTTGAGGGGATTAATTCACGTGCCAAAAGATAGCGATTCACAATATTGGGATTATTATATTAAGAAAAATATAAAAGCTCGTAAACTATTGGAAATTCAATTGAAAAACCAGCCAACTCAAAATTCAAGCGAACGTAAAGCAATAAAAAAAGAATTAGATAATATCATCCACGGAGAAAGTAAAAAAATTGATGTAATGGTCAAAAAGTTAATCTTAATAGATTTTTTTACAAGAGCTAAAAATGAAAATAAATCAGTAATAATTTAAAACCAAAAAAAATGAACAACGAAAAATCGGATAAAAATATGTTAGTATTGTTGGAAGCAATTATTCTTATCCAGCTATTATTAGAAAACTTGGAGGAACTTCAAGGAACGCATTACAATAAACAAAGACTCAAACAACAAATGAATTCTTTAATTAAAGAACTTGAACCATTAGCTGAAAGGGATTACAATGTTGTTTTCAATAATGGTCAAGAAGAAACAATTAAAATTGCAAATGAATATTCTAAAATGGTAAAATTCATTTCCCTTCAAAAATTACCTTCAAAAGTTGCGCTGACACAAATTGTTGAAGCTTGTAATATAGACCACGAAATAATAGAAGCGACCGTTCATAGAATAAATAATAAAAAAAAGAATGCTAACAAATAAAATTATAAATAAAATATTTTCAGACGCTGGTATTAAAAATCATCGTCTTTTAAATAAGCACCATTCAAAATACACAGAAATGGATTATCAAGTTTTGGAAAGTATTAAAAATGGAAAAATACCGAAAAATCCTTTTTATGTTCAAAAAACAAATGGAGAACTAAAAAAAGTAATTAGAATTTCAGATGGTGAAATATTTGATTCAGTTGCTGATTGTGTTGAAAAAACTGGATTAACAAAACAAAAGATTTACAATTTATTAAATACTAAAAGTACAAAAGAACCGATTTATCAATATTTAGATTAAAAAAATGAAAAAAAATATTAAATTTTAAAAATTATTTTTAAATTTGTTCTTGTATTGTCGCAGATACTTATAAAAATTTAAATAAATTCCACCAATGATAAGACTGCGACCTTTGATTTGGTGGTTTTTTTATTTTATGAAAAATTTAGAATGGAAACCATTTTATTACAATGGTTTAGAAACAAACATTGAAGTCACAAAATGTGGTCGTATTAAAAAAATACCAAAAGAATGGTATGGAAAAGGTAGCGGTTCAAATATGGTTTTTTATGGAGAAATAACAAATGAAAAAATAGAAATATCTATAAAAAATTACAAACAAGTTTTTGTTCAAATTAGCGGTTTAAAACCAAAAAGAATACCAATTCATCAAATTTTAGCATCTGTATTTTTAGGTTATAAATTTCAAGGTCATAAAATGGTAATTGACCATATTGATAGTAACACTTTAAATAATTCAATAAGTAATTTAAGAATAGTAAGTCAAAGAGAAAATTGCTCAAAAGAAAGAGTAATAAAATCAGGTTTACCAGTTGGTGTTCATTATAGAAAAGATTTAAAAAAATATAGGGCAAAAATAAGAATTAACGGAAAACAATTATGTTTAGGATTATATAAAACAATTGAAGAAGCTTCAAATGCATATCAAGAAAAATTAAAACAAATTTAAAAATGAAAGTAATAGCTCACAGAAATAGAATTGAGTCACAATTGATTTCTTATAAAAGATATTTGAAATTTTGCCCAGAAGAAGCACTCGGAAAGCTTTGTATTGAAATTGCCAAACTGGAACACAGAATGGAAACAATACGAAATATGAGTATAGACCAATTAAATAGTCAAGTACCTTGGCAATATTCAGTCAGACAAAGTAAAGCCAATAAATTAAGTCCAGATATAATTTACGAATTCATAAACAAATAAGATATGAAAACAAAACCCCCAAAAGAAACAATTTTTGAAGAAGAAAAAAGATTGAAAAAAGAAGCAAAACAACTGGCTGAAAACCACAAAGACATAAAACCAATTAAATACGATTTGAAAAAATGACAGAAAAACAAAAATACATAGGCGCTTTCTTAGATGGTTATTTTATTGATAAAAAGTTTCCAGAATATAATATGCTTTATATATCAGCTTTGGAAAAAGCTACTAAATTAGCAAAAAAGAAATGGAAGAAATATAAAAAACAAAAATTATTATGACAAAAGAAAATCGACAAAAGTACATTGATGTTGGGCTTCGTATGCGTAACATAGAATTGTGCCAAGAGCTTTTAAAAAAAGTTTTAGAAGTTGTTGACTTGGTTGACAGAAAAAAGGGAAAGTCAAATATTCAAGACATTATAGAATTGGAAAATAAAAAAGAAAAAAGATTATGAAATTAGAATACAATAAAAACCAGAGTATAGGGATTACTCCTTTTGGTTACAATCCAAAATATAAACTAATAATAACAGAAAGAAAAATGAAATATCAAGAATTAGAAGCTTTGGTAATAGCTTGGGGAAAACAAAAAGGAATTTTAGATAATGGCACCACAATGAAACAAGCCGAGAAAACTCACGAAGAAGTATTGGAGCTTATTTCAGCGATAGACGAGGACAATAGAGAAGAAATTATTGACGCTTTGGGGGATATACTCGTTACGATTATTTTACAAGCTGAAATGCAAGGATTAAAGCTTGAAGAATGTTTGCAAAGTGCTTATTATATAATTTCAAAACGTAAAGGAACTATGATAGGAGGGCAGTTTGTTCGTGAAAAATAGTTTTATTTAATAAATATTGTATATTTGTAAAACAATAAATATTTAATTAAATGGGAAAAACAACAAAACAAGATATGATTGGAAAAAAATATGGTCTATTGACAGTCATTTCAGAAATTACAGAAAGAGATAAAAATGGTTTTATATTATACAATGTAAAATGTGATTGTGGTAAAGAAAAAATTGTTTTAGGTTCTTCTTTAAGAAGAGGAGCTTCAAGAAGTTGTAACAAATGCTATCTTTTATTGGGAACTCACGGAATGTGGAAATCTAAAGAATATTCTATATGGGGTTCAATGAAAGATAGATGTTATAATAAAAATAATACAAGATATAAAAATTATGGAGGTAGAGGAATAATTGTATGTGATAGATGGATAAATTCATTTGAAAATTTTTTTTTAGATATGGGAAATTCAAATGGTTTATCTATAGATAGAATAGATGTTAATAGAAATTATGAACCGAAAAATTGTAAATGGTCAAATCCAAAACAACAAGCCAATAATAGAACAAATAATACAAAATTGACATATAAAAATCAAACTATGAATATTTCTGAATGGTGTGAATTTTTAAAAATGTCAACTTCAACTTTTCATAACAGAATTAGTAGAGGATGGTCTATAGAAAAGATTATAGAAACTCCTATTAATAAAAAACATAAAAAAAAATAAAAAAAAATTACATTTCATTTGGTAATTAAAAAATATTAATTAAATTTGTTACATAGTTGTTCGGGCAGGTTCAATTATAATTAAAAAATTATTTAAACGCTCACAAAAGTAAATCCTGCCCGATTGAAATTGTGGGCTTTTATTTTTAATATGGAAAAAGAAATATGGAAAGATATTCCAGAATATGAAGGAATTTATCAAATAAGCAATTTAGGTAATATAAAAAGTTTAAAATTTGGAAAAGAAAAAATTTTAAAACCTTATTTAATCGGAAATAAAAGAAGATTATATTTAGGAGTTAGACTTAGGTCAGAAAAAAAAATAAAACTTTTTAAGGTCCATCAATTAGTTGCTATGGCTTTTTTACACCATTTTCCTTGCTGTTATAAAATAGTTATAGACCATAAAAATAATAATCAATTTGACAATAGGCTTTCAAATTTGCATATTATTACTAATAGAGAAAATAGAATAAAAGATATAGATAAATCAAAAACTTCTTCAAAATATATAGGAGTAAATTTTGATAATAAAAGAAAAAAATGGATTGCTTATATAACTTTTAACGGAATAAAAAAACATTTAGGACGTTTTGAAACTGAATATGAAGCGCATTTAGAATATCAAAAAGCATACTATCAATTAAATTAAATCAATATTAAAATCAAAACCAAATGAAAAAATTTTTAGAAATCAAATCAAAAGGGAAAATTGACATTCAAGCTTTTTCTTTAATCGGAGCCAGTTCAAAAAGAAATGACTCTTCAAAAATTGGAATGTACGGAAGTGGTAACAAATACGCAATTTCAACGCTTTTAAGAAAAGGAATTGAATTTTATGTTTTCTCTGGTAAAGACGAAATCAAATTTACAACTCGTGACCAAAAATTCCGTGACCAAAACTTCAAAGTAATTTTAATCAATGGAAACGAAACTTCTCTAACTACCACAATGGGAGGGAATGATTGGGACACGGCTTTCGCTCCAATTCGTGAAATTTATTCAAACGCAATGGATGAAGATGAAGATGCGGAAATAAACGAAATTGAAGTTATAGACCCAGAAGAAGATTACACAAAATTCTATATTGAAATGACTCCAGATGTTGAGCATTTCTATAAAAATGTTGGATTGTATTTTTGCACTAAAAATGAAAATGTAATTTTTGCAAATCAATACGGAGCAATTTATAAAAATGCAGATAGCGATTTTAAGACACGAATTTTTAGAAAAGGTATATTGGCTTATGAAAACCAAAACAAATCCGTTTTTCACTATAATTTTGTTGATATAGAGATAAACGAAAGCCGAGTAATTAAATATCAATTTCAACTTTACAATAGGATTGCTGTAATTTTAAAATTATGCAATAACGAATCAGCGATTAATGTTTTGATTTTTGCTCTAACGGGAGCGAACGCTGGTTTTTATGAACACAAAGCTGAATACGAAATTGGAATACCATTTTCAGAAGCTTGGCTAAATGCTTGTAAAGACAAAAAATTTGCTCCAGTTGAATTTGCTTCAATGCTTGACGCTGAAGAATTGAAAGGTAGAATTACACTCCCAATGAATTTACTTAAATCTTTGAAATTACAATTTGATGAAATAGATGTTCTTGGATTAAATGATAGTTCAAAGAAATCAGATACAAATTATGTGATTGTAAAGCCAAAAGAAAATTTTGTAAACAAAGTCATAGACGCGGTTGGAAAGCTTCTTGAAACTTCTTATTTAGAACGCTGGGATAATCCAGAGATTGAATACGTTCAATTTTTAGATAATAACATTCTCGGACAAGCAGAAAAAGGAAAGATATTACTTTCAACAAAATTAGATATTTATGGAATTGATGAAATTGCCAAAATAATTATTGAGGAAAACGAACACAATATTTCTGGACTTGGCGACGAAACAAGAGCGTTTCAAAATCATTTATTCAACTTATATTATAATCAATTGCAAACAAAATAATTAAAAAAAGTATTTTTATTAAAAAAATCATTACTTTTGTTATGGTTTTGAATTAATATTGATATTTTGATTAAGGGAGTTGCTTCCAAAACGTAACTCCCTTTTTATTAACTTTAAAAAACTATATTATGTTAAACTTTTTCAAGACTACAAACAGATACTCTTTAGAAAAACCAAAAAATCAAACTTCTGAAATTCTTTTTGAATTAATTAATAACAAAAATGCAAGTCGGTCTGAACTTACAGAAATGACTGGTGTTTTAAATGTTACCGCAATTATTTCAAAAATTAGGCTTACGCACGAAATAAACATTAAATGCGATTTGAAGGAGATAAAAAACAAGCACGGCAGAAATGTTCGTTTTGGTATTTATAGTCTAACAGACGCATCCAGAATGGCTGCATTAAGAAAGTACAATCAAATCAATAAATAGAAAATGAAAATTGAAGTAATTTAATATGCGAAACTGATATTTACAATATAAACCGAACTTTTGTGTAACTCGAAATCTGGCAAACAAAAATAAAACTACAAAGGCAATCGTTCGGTTTTTTTTAAAAATTACTATATGTTTAATTCAGAATTTTATCCAACACCAGAAAAAGTCTTAGACGTTATGCAATTAGATTGCAGCAATAAGGTAATACTTGAACCCCACGCAGGAAAAGGCGACATAGTTGATTATTGTATAAAAAAAGGAGCAAAAGAAGTCTTAGCATTTGAAATCAATAAGGATTTACAACAAATAGTAAGAAAAAAAGCTACCTTAATCGGTGAAGACTTCTTTGATTGCAAGCCTGAACAAATAAGCCATGTTCAAGCAATTTATATGAATCCACCATTTAGCAATGCTGACAAGCATATTTTACACGCTTGGAAAATAGCTCCTGACGGTTGCGAAATAGTTGCTCTTTGTAATAATGAAACTATTAAAAAAGATTATTCGTACAGACAACTTTCAAATATTGTGAAGCAGTACGGTATATCTGAAAATCTGGGAGATTGCTTTTCTACTGCCGAAAGAAAAACAGGAATTGACATTGGTTTAATACGATTATTCAAACCTATAACATCGAAAGATTTTGAGTTTAATGGTTTTTTTATGGATGATGATGAAGAAGAATTACAAGGCGAAGGAATACTTCAATACAATGAAGTTCGTGCTTTGGTTAATCGTTATGTAGGAACAATGAAAATTTTTGATAAAATGAAATCCGAAATGGACATAGTAAACAATATGATTTCACAAATAGGAATGTCAAGCATAACGATAGAAATCGGAAGCGAAAAAATGATTACCACCAAAGAGCAGTTTTCAAAAATCATCCAAAAACGTTCTTGGAATTATATTTTCAGAAAAATGAAAATGGAAAAGTATGTTACTTCTGGAGTTATGAAAGACATTAATAAATTCGTTGAAACCCAAGAAAAAGTGCCTTTCACGATGAAAAACATTTATAGGATGTTACAAATAATAGTAGGTACTCGACAAGAAACATTTAAAAGGTCATTAGAATTAACTATTGATAATTTAACACGTCACACACATGAAAACAGATTTGGTGTAGATGGATGGAAGAGTAATTCAGGCTATATGCTTAATAGGAAATTTATTTGCGATGGAATTATTGAATTAAATTATAGTAGCGGAATTCAAGTTAGATATGATTCTTATAACGGTCGCAAAATAGATGATTTGGTAAAAGTTATTTGCAACATAACTGGGCAAAATTTTGACAAAATTGGTTCATTGTACCGTTTCAATTACGATTTAAATACTCATAAAACAATGTTTAACTTAGATACAAACACATGGTATGAATGGGGATTTTTTGAAGTTAAGTTTTTTAAAAAAGGAACTATGCACGTTAAATTTAAAAATATCGATGATTGGTATATAGTAAATAAAGCATACGGTGAGTTGAAAGGTTTTACACTTCCAGAAACTTACAAAACAAAATAAATAATTATTTTTTAGTTATTTTTGTAAAATTGAATAAACAAACTTATTTCAAAATGGAAACAAAAAGGGGAGGAGCAAGACCAAACGCAGGTCGAAAACCAGTAGCTGAAGAACAAAAAGTAAATTCATTATTTGTAACGGCATTAAAAGAACTTTACGACAAAGAAACAGATGATGATGCAAAAACACATTTTATAAAAAATGTATTATTAGAAAGTCAAAGAGGTCAGTTATTTATAGCTGAACATATATTTGGAAAAGCACCTCAAGAAATTAAACAAACTAATTTTAATATTGAAGCTAAAGATTTAGATGATCATGAAATTAAACGAATAAAAGATGCTTTAGAAAATGCTTACTAATGAAGAAAAAGTATTAAAAGTAATGTGTGAAACAAATCTTTTATTTTTCACACGTTACATCTATAAAGAAAATACATTACGTAATTTCATTATCGCTCCGCACTTTGTTAAAATTGCTGAAACGCTTCAAGAGGTTGCTGACGGGAATATAAAAAGATTGATAATTAATATTCCACCTCGTTACGGGAAGACAGAATTAGCGGTAAAATGTTTTATCGCTTGGTCGCTGGCTAAAAATCCAACTTCTAAATTCATACACCTTTCTTATTCCGATAGTTTGGCGCTTGATAATTCCAGCCAAACAAAAGAGTATATTGAATCAGATGCTTTTCAAAGGTTTTGGGGAATGAAATTAAAGAAAGACGCGCAATCCAAATCAAAATGGTTTAACGACCACGGGGGAGGAGTTTATGCTACGGCTTCTGGAGGAGCGATTACTGGTTTTGGAGCTGGTGTAACAGATAGTAAAGAATTCAGCGGTGCAATTATTATTGATGACCCGTTGAAGCCAGATGACGCATTTAGCGAGGTAAAAAGAAAGGCTGTAAATGAAAGGTTCAACAATACAATCCGTTCCCGTGTAAACGACAGAGAAACTCCAATCATCGTGATTATGCAAAGACTACACGAAGAAGATATGAGCGGATTTTTATTGGATGGTGGAAGTGGCGAAGATTGGCACCATTTATGCCTACCAGCTTTAAATGAAAAAAACGAACCTCTTTGGGAAGACAAACATACATTTGATGAATTAGAACAAATTAGACAAGCCAATAGATATACATTCGCTGGTCAATATATGCAAACTCCGTCACCAGACGAGGGAGGGGAATGGAAAAAGAATTGGTTTGAAATTATAAGTAAGGCAAATTTACCTCCTTTAAAATGGAATATGTATATTGACGGAGCTTACACGAAAGATAATTCAAACGACCCAACTGGAATTCAAATTTCAGCCAAATTCAATAACGATTATATCATACTTTCATCAATAGACAAATACCTTGAAATGCCAGAGCTTTTAAAATTCATTCCAGAATTTATACAAGCGGTTGGTGTTCACATCAATATGATTTATGTTGAGCCAAAAGCGAGTGGTAAGAGTATCGCTCAATTAATAAAACAACAAACCAGATTGAATATTTCTGAAATCAAAAGTGACTTTGTTCAAATATCTAAAATAGAACGAGCCAGAACGGTCAGTCCATTTATTGAAAGCGGTAGAGTGAAACTTGTGGAGGGTAGTTGGAACGAAGCTTACTTACAACAAATTGCGATGTTTCCTAATGCAAAACACGATGAGCATATTGATTTAACTTGCTACGGAATTGAAAAAGAATTACTGAAAAAATCAACTTCTTTAAACATAAAATTGTGAAACAAATAACCGTAAAAGAATATATTTCATTATCAGACGATAAAAAGCTTCCATACGTGGCTTTATTGACTTCTGTAAAAGCGAAAGACTGGTTCAAAGTCGATATTAATAACTTGACATACAATCAAGTCCGTAATCTATTCAAGAAATTAAGTAAGTCGGAAAGCGAGGAAGACATTAAGGAAATATTCATTTTGGCATTTGGAATAGACGAGGAAAAACTTTATTCGTTACCTATACAAAAATATTTTCAACTAAAAAAATACATATCCGATTATTTTGTATTTTTGCAAGACAAGGAACAGAAACTTTTGCAATCGGTTAGTGCCGATGCTGGTATTTGGGAAGCTGCTGGAGGTAATCAACTAAATGAATTCAGCGATGTATTGCCACTTTCTCAATTAGCAAAGATATACGGAGGTTATCCGTTTGATTTTGGAGAAAAGAAATATGTTGAAATTATTTATTTGTTACGAATGAATAATTTGCAAAACCAAATAGAAGCCGAATTCCAGAAATTAAAGACAAAAATGTAATGAGCGCCAACAAAAATAAAATTATACTGCGAAAATTCATAAAAGATATTCCAGAACACATCGACAAAAACGAAGTGAGTATTAGAGTTGAACCAGATTTTTACGATAGTATTTCCCATTTATTAAAAGACGGATCGTTTAAAGGAATAAAAATATACTGCTGATGGATTTAGTTAGAATTATAGAAACGGAATGTATAGCAAGTAGTTTTGCATTCCATTACGGAAACAAGTCGCACTTGAATTTAATTGACCAAGACGGCGAACTTGAACCAGACAAAACTCACTTGCTATTGTTTCCAGTTAGACGTGGTCAATATGACAGAAACACGAATAGCCGAGTTTACAATGGTAATTTCTTTTTTGTAAGACCAGACGAATTCGCTCAAAATTATTATAACGAAACAGAAGCGCCAGAATCAGAAAGCAAATACGAAAGTAAAATAGAGCCGTTAATCACGGCTTTAAATGCTTTAGAATTAAAAATGCAAACTTGTTATGACTTAGATATTCTGTCTTGGGAAAGTGTTGACGCTATTGATGTGATTGACGCAAATATGAGTGGATTATGGATAACTTTTCAAATAAGAAGTTATGAATAAAAGCGCAATTCTTTCAAAAGAGTTTGAAAATCTTAAAAAAGATTTGATTATTGCTTATGATGCAAAGGGTATGCGTGCTAGCGGAAGATTCGCTGAAACTTTAGAAGTTAGAGTTGAAGGATTGAATGCTAAATTGTTTGGAGAAGCTTATGGTCAGCAATTAGAAACTGGTCGTAGAGCTGGTAAATTTCCGCCAATTGACGCGATAAAACAATGGATTCAAGATAAAGGAATAGCAAGTAGAATACAAGGTCAAATATCTATTAGTAGTTTGGCTTTTTTAATTGCCCGTAAGATAGCCAAAAAAGGCTGGAAAAGGGAAGGTTACGGAGGGGTTGAATTGATTAGTTCAGTTGTAACAGACGAGCGAATTCAAAAGATAATTGATGAAGTTGGTTTGGAACAAACAATGATTTTTAAAACACAAATTGAAAAAATGATAGCAGAATGGCGTTAGATTATATATACGACAAAGACTTCACGGCTGGAATATTATTAGCATTTAATAATAACGTAATCAGATACAAAAGCAGCACGTCTGGAGTAACACAAGTAAAATCCGAAATAACTACAAACGGATTTACATACACAATTTATCCAGATTTGAATGGCTGGTTCTGGTTCAATTTTAAATCAGTAAAATCAGTTGAATTGAATGTGGATAATTATGCTGACACAATCAATCCTAATGTATTAGGCTCATACGTGTACGATTGGAGCTCAAAAGCAATGTTGAGTGAAACTATTCAGTTCAAGATATATCTTTCAACTGGAGTAGTTGAAACAAGCGCAAGGTCTGTAACGTGGTTTAATGCTTACGCTAATTTAATTGATTACAAAAAAAATTACCCTCTTTATAACTTTGCTATAAATACATTATTTGTTTTAAAGCAATTACCATTGGTAAAGTATTGGGCGGGTTACCCGTTTGATATTTCAATCTATAATTATAGCACAACAAATTTCAACTTAAAAAACAATAGTAACGGAATTAATTACACTTTCACAACTGGCTACAAAGTACCTCGTTTATTTTTTAGTGATGGGCGAACAGATGTAAGTATTGAAGATGTAATTCCATTCAATGACGGATTTAATAATGTAACGGCTTCTTCATCAGCTGGGAGTGCTAATTTTTTAGTTGAAAAAATAACTTCAAGTTGTAATGGGCATTACCTTAAATGGATGAACTCATTTGGAGGGTGGAATTACTGGCTTTTTAATAAAGGTAATGAAAATATATCAACGAAAGAATTGGGTTCTTTAAACAACGATTTTAATAATTTAGCTGACACAATTTCCCCGTACCTTTCTTTGGGGACTGAATCATCAAATTCAATTTCATTTATTCAAGAAAATATCACAGAAGACGAAATGTTTATTTTGCGTGATTTGTTGGATAGCGTAAAAGTGTTTTTATTCACTGGTACTCCATTTACAAAAGCAGAAAATACGGATTGGATTGAGGTAAGTTTAAAATCTGGAACATTTAGAATTTCCAATTCCCGTGAAAAATTAAATACTTTGTCATTGGCAATTGATATTCCAATCAACGTAAACAGAAAAATATGAGGTTAGTTATAAACGGGTACGATATTGAATTACGACCAGATGTAACGATAGCAAAAACGTTACAAGTGAACGAAATTGGTTCAGTAAATACCAGACAGACAAATTACACAAATACATTTTCTATTCCAAGAACGGCAAATAACATAAAAGCGTTTGATATGCTTGGAATTGTTGGTAACGATTCAAATATACCATATAGAAAAAATGATTGTGATTTATATTCTGATAGCGGTGAGTCAATTGTAAAACGTGGATGGGCGATTATTACTTCAACGGATAAAGATTTCAAGTGTAATGTTTTTGATGGGATTATAGATTTTTATAAAACGATTGAAAATTTAAGTTTGGCGGATTTAGATTTGAGCGAATTGGCTCACGATAAATCAGTTCAATCAGTTTCAGATACGCAAAATTTGTCAAAGCCTTACGTTTATATTTTTGCTGACTACAATGGAAAAGCAATGCACGGAAGTAAAATAAATGTTGATTATCTTGTTCCGTCTGTCAAAGTAAGTTGGCTATTACAAAAAATTCAAAGCACACTTGGAATAACAATAAACGGAAGTTTCAAGACAAATCCAGATTTTACAAATTTATATATCACATACCCAAAAGCAAGTCCTCCAGTAGTTGGCGCTTCAGTTTTAACGAGTAATGATATTTCAAATTATGTGACGAATGTAACAAATGATTACGCTGGAAAATATGTTCCAGTTAAATTCAATTCGTTTTCATCAATTAGCACAAGTAAAATCACTGCTTCTGGAGACCAGATAACTCTTGTTGCTGTTCAAAATATAAAACTCAAAGTAACTTTTACTTTGAACCCTTATATTTCTATTCAAAGAACAAATGGTAGTATTTATATCGCTTACGCACGTTTCCTCGGCGAATCTTTTTATTGTGACGGAACAACAAGAACAGTCAGTCAATATATTTCATTGACCGCTGGAGAAAGTATTAAATTTCAGTTGGAAGTTGTTTTCAATAATTATGATGATTACCCTACAAGCGTGAGTGATTTCTTTTTAACTGCTGACTTCAAAGAATTGACAAATGCCGTTTTATTTGAAGAAGAATTTGGCGGTATGCAAATCAAGCAATTTTTGAGCGAAATTATATGGATGTATAATCTAACAATTTTCAAAGACAAGACTGATAATAGTTATACTTTCAAATATTTGAGCGAAATTTTATACGGAACCCCAATTGATTGGAGCGGTAAATTTCAATCATTAGACAATGAAAATTACATTTACGGAGCATATTCTCAAAAGAATTGGTTAAGACATAAATACAATGATGAAAATAGTTTTTTCAACGACGGCTTTATTGAGATTGATAATCCAGTTTTGCCAGATTCAAAAAACATTATTAGTTCTGTAATTTATTCGCCAGACTTTAATCTAACTTCAAATATTGGCTTCACATCAAATGTTTATAGATTGTGGAACAAAGAGATAAAAGACAACAATACCGTTGATTACAAGACTTTATCAAATAGATTTTATTTTTTAAGAGCACAACAAATTAATGGAACTTACCATATAACGAGTGAAGTTTTAAATCAAAATGCAACATTAAATACAATACAAGGTGACCTTTACACGGATTTAAAATATAGCTCAATACAAAGTAAATATTATTCTGATTTTGCGAGTATTTTAAACAAAGCCAAAATAATAACCACAACTTTACGTTTGAACGAAAGTGATATTTCAAATATTGACTTTTCAAAGCCAGTTTATTTGAAGCAATTAGGAGGTTCATTTTTCATTAATAAAATAAACAATTTTATTCCTTACAAAGACACGAAAGTTGAATTGGTTAAAATACAACCTAAATTTATCAATGCTGTTGATGATAATTTCTTTGTTAATACAATTTTCCCACAAGAATTAAATGTAATGGCAAACGATGAATTTGGAGCTCCAGACGCATCAATATATCAAATTGACACAACTGGATTTACATTAGGAACATTAAATAATTTTATCAATAAGAAAAGTGTAACGTTCACTCCAAGCGTATTAAATGGTTCGTCAAGTTTTATTTACAAAATTGTAAATTCTCTTGGAATTATTGCACAAGCAACGGCAAACGTTGTGACAAATATTCCAAACTATATAATTTCAAATACGGAAATATACACAGAACCCACAATTACCACATTTACTCAAAATAGTTCAACAAGAATAACGGTAAATGCAGCGAGTGAAACTTTTCAAATTGGAGTAAGAAGAGGGAATATTGGTGAAGGAAATATAACTGGTCAAATAGTTATTGGAGGTCAAACAATTAATATTACTAATTCAACAAATGTTTACTATTATTCTGTACCTTTTACACTTACACGTGGGGTATATGATAGCACAACTTTTAAAGTAACTGCAACTTGGACAAATGATTTCGCAGTAACTGGATATTTAAACTTAAGAAAAGCATAAAAAATGGCACAAAAAATAGTATTAGCAGAATTAGACATTGATATAGATTTACTTTTAAAATCAACTTCAGATTTGAAGAAGCAAATTGATTCTATAAAAAACGCTCAAAAAGAATTAGTAATTTCTGGTAAAGGAACTTCGGAACAATTTATTGAAAATGAAGCCGTTTTGAAATCTTTAAATAGTGCTTATTCTTCAAATGTAAAAGCTATCCAAGAAAGTGGAAAAGCCACTGAAAATCAAGTTACTCAAACAGAGCTTTTGAATATGGCTTTAAACACAGAAGTCACTTCAATAGCTGAAGCCAGAGAGCAAAACAAGTTGTTGAATAAATTGCGTAACGAAACTAACACGACAACTGCTGAGGGTCAAGCGCAAATCACGGCTTTAAATAAAAAGCTTGATGAAAATAATGATTACATAAAATCTAATGCCGATGCTTATTTGAAACAAAAAATAAACATTGGTAATTACACAGATAGTGTAAGGGAAGCGTTTGCGAGTATTAATCCATTGAATGGAGGTTTGGGTGCTTTTACACAAAGAGCGCAAGAAGCTGGGGGTGCTGGTAACTTATTCAAGGGTGCTATATCTGGAATGGTACAAGGTGTTTTAGGATTAGTAAAAGCATCTTTGGCTTTTATCGCTACACCTATTGGAGCCGTATTGGCAGTTATTGGAGTTGTATTAGGAACTTTGATTGGATTATTTAAAAGCCTTGACCCCGTAATGGATAAAGTTGAGCAAGGTTTTGCGGCAATCAGCGCTATTATTGATGTAGTTAGACAAACGTTTTTATCTTTAATAACTGGAGCGAAATCATTAAAAGAAGCCTTTTCTGGTTTTGGTTCGTCAATGGCGAGTGCGGCGAAAGAAGCTGCAAAATTAAAAGAAGCTCAACAAGATTTAGCTGACGCTCAACGTTCCCAAGAAGTAGCGAATGCGAAAGCTTCACAACAATATGATGAATTGATTGTGAAATCTAAAAATAGAACGCTTACAGAAAAAGAAAGAATTGCCTATATCCAACAAGCTCAAAAAATAGAGGAAGCCAATTTTAGACAACGTTCTGCACTTGCTGAAGCTGAATTAAAAAACGCTATTGAGGGAGCCAGAATTAAAGGGCAGTTATCTGACCAAGAATTAACGAATTTGAAACGTAACACAATGGCTTACGGAAATTATTTGTTAAATCAAGGTCGTATCACAGAAAAGGAATTGGAAGCTATTAAAAAAGCTGAATTAGGGAAAATTTCTATAAAAGATGAAACTACCAAAAGATTAGAAAAAGCGCAAAACCAAGAAGATAAATTGGCGGAAAATGCACAAGAAAGAAAAGAAAAGGAAGCTGCGGCGGCTGAAAAAGCAGAAGAAAAAAGAAGAGAATTGGCGCAAAAAAGAATTGATGATTTAATAGGCAAACAAGAAAGCGAATTAAAATTATTGCAAGAAAAAAATAGGTTTGAAGAAGACGCGGTAAAAAAGCAGGAAACACTTGCGGCAAAAGAATTATCTATTCTAAAAACTAAATTGAGTAATAAAAAAATTACTCAAGCTGAATACGATGCTGAAGCTTTAGCTATACAAAATAATACCGAAGAAGTCAAAAGACAAAAAGAGGAGAAAGACCTAGAAAATTTAAAAAGTTTTGAAGCTAAAAAGCGTGATTTGCAAAATCAAATCGACATACAAAATGCAGCTACTGATGCTGAAAGTGATGCGCTTAAATTAACTCAAGATTTGGAAAAGCAACTTTTGGAGTTGGAAACTATCGAAGCAAACGAAACCCAAAAAGCTGAATTAAAGAAACTGATTTTAGAGAAATACAATAATGATGTGGCGAAATTAACCGAAGACGCTACATTAAAACAAATGCAAAAGAAACGTGATTTTGATCTTCAGGAAATAGAATATCAAAAACAAAAAACCGACATCATGATCGGACTTGCTCAACAATTAGGACAACAATTGCTTAGCGTATTAGGAGATAGCTTAGCGGGACAATTAGCGGCGATTGCGTTTGATGCTTTGATTCAGATAGCAAAATTAAAAATAGCGACATCTTCGGCTCAACAAATCAACTTAGCGAATGCAACGGCTACCGCACCGCCACCATTAAACTTGCCTTTCATTGCAGCGGCAACTGCTCAAAATGCGGTATTGGGTGCTTCATCAAAAGTGCAACAAAAAGGGATCATTGCAAGTTCTATTATTAGTGGACTTGGAGCGGTTGCTCGTAAATTTGAACAGGGAGGAATCCAAGAGATTGGCGGCAAAAGACATTCAGCGGGTGGAACAAAATTCTGGGGAGAAGACGGAACTTCATTTGAAGCGGAAGCTGGAGAGGGTATTGGTATTTTAAACAGACGCGCATTCGGTGCTTTTATGGATTTCAATAACAATTACAATGGAGGTTCAAGTAATAGGGGATTTTTCGCTGGAGGTGGAATCATCACACAAGGTGTAAAACCAAATACAATGGATTTATCTTCTATTACAGAAGCAATCGCTTCAATGCCAGCTCCAATTGTAGCAGTTGACGAAATACAAAGAGTTGGAAATCGTTATGCAACGGTACAAGATAATGCGAATTTTTAGTATATTTGAAAATGAATATTAAAAACATTCTTAACGGCTGGCAGAATTTCATTTCAAAAAGTGAAGTTACAGAACAATTGGCGGAAAAACGTGCTGAAATATGTGCGTTTTGCCCACAATTAAAAGAAGGAAAAGTTTTGGCTTTCATTAAAGACGACTTAAAAGAAATTGAGGGTCATTATTGTAATCTTTGTAAATGTCCAATATCGGCAAAAATTAGAAGCGAATTAGAAATGTGCGAATTAAAGAAATGGTAAACTACGAATTTTTAAAAGGATTAGATAACAAATTATTTTTAGAATTGGTAAGACGCGGAATGATGCCAGTACATTTAATGGATTATTTGACGGTGTACGAATTTTATTTGAGCGAATTAAAAACAAATCCAAAAGTAACGGCAATACAATATTGCGCTGACAAATACAATTGCACAGAACAAACGATTTACAATATCATTAGGTATATGAACAAATAATTAAAAAATACATTTTAATTACATAAAACAAATTAAATTAATTTTGTAGTATTATGGAAGGAACAATTTACATTAACGGACAAATAGGAAGCGACTCTTTTCAAAAAGGAGTTGAACTTATTGATGTTATTCAGCAAGTGAAATCACAATCTGAAGCGACTTCTTTTCGTATTCATATTAATTCAGAAGGCGGTGTAGTAGATACTGGTTTTGATATTTTCAATTATTTGAAATCATTACAAGTTCCTTTGACTACAATTGGAAGTGGTTTGGTTGCTTCTATTGCGACCGTGATTTTTATGGCTGGCGATAAAAGAGTTTTGACAAGTGGCACCCAATTTATGATTCATTCTCCGTGGGGTTCAATTGACGGAACTGCTGACGAGATTGAAAAATATGCTCAATCTGTAAGGGATGCAGAAAATAGATTGGTTAAGTTTTATACTAATCAAACTGGATTGGAAGTTGATGCAATAGCACCGCTTCTAAAAAATGAAACTTGGCTTACTGAAGACCAAGCGACATCGTTAGGATTTGCAACTTTATTAAATGAGCCAATTCTTGCAAAAGCGTATCTTAATTTAAACAATGATAAACAAATGACAAAAGAGGACAAAAGCTGGATTGAAGCTAAATTTGAAGCTATCCAGAATTTATTTGCAAAACCGATTTTAAATATCGTATTGCAAGACGCAAATGGCGTAGAAATTGAATTCCCAGAAGTTATGGAGGGAGAAACTCCAGCAATCGGGGCAATGGCAAACGTTGACGGACAACCTGCTGAGGGAGAGTATTTAATGCCAGAAGGAAGTACTTACGTATTTGTTGCTGGTTCATTAACAGAAATCGTTAAAGCGGAAGTAGAAGATGCTGCTAAAGAAGAATTAGAAGCATTAAGAAAACAACTTGCTGACAAAGAAGCTGAATTATTGGCAAGCGCTGATTTATTGGCTGAAAAAGAAACGCAAATTTTAAACATTGCTAAAGAAGTAAAAGAGCTTAAGGCTGGTATTACTTCAAAAGTAATTGTAGATTCTAAAAAAGACCCTAAAGACGGAGAGGGTGACGATTTAACTCCGGCACAAAAAGCATTAACAAACTTAAAACAAAAACGTAAATAATGGCAACAGCAATTTCAAGTGCTTTTTCTTTTAACAGAGAGGAGCTTAAAGACTGGTCAAAAGTAATCAACGAATTAACTTTTGGCGACCCTACCTTAAATGATTTACACGAAATCGAACAAGGTATTAAATACAATGAGCAAATCGTATTCGCTGGACGAATGGGATTAATGGGTAAGACCGTTGCTGGTTGTACTCCTAACGCAGTAGGTGGAATTACACTAACTGAAAAAACTTGGACTCCAGTTGATATGGATTTCAGATTAGAGCATTGTTCTGCTAACGCAAACGCTCAAGACAAATTGATTCGTCAAATGTCAAAAATGAACCCAGATTTTTACAATGTAATTGAAGGTTCAAATTCACCAGTTGGTAACTTTTTAGTTGCTAAAGTTGTTGAAGGATTCAACGAAAACTTAATCCGTCAAGCTTGGTTCAGTGATACTGCTGCTGCGCTTACTTCTGGAGGTGGTGTTTTCAAAGTTGGAACTGATTTAGGATATTTCAATTCATTGAATGGTTTGTTCAAACAAATCTTCACTGACATTCATACAACTGATTCTAAATATGTAGCTATCGCTAAAAATGCTGGAGCTTCTTATGCTGCTCAAGCTTTGGCTTCTGGAGATGCAATCGCTACTTTAAAAGCAATGTATAGCAAAGCTGATTCAAGATTATTGGATTCTGGTGCTGCTAAATTTTATGTTACTCGTTCTTTATGGGATGGTTACTTAAATGACTTAGAAAGTTTACAAAATACTGGAAACGGAAACACTACAATCAACGAGAATGGTCAAGTTACATTAACTTACAGAGGAATTCCAGTTGTGAAAGTTGAAGTTTTCGACAGAGTAATCGCTGCTTACCAAGATAATGGAACTAAATGGAACTTGCCTCACAGAGCGGTTTTATCAACTCCTTCTAACTTAAGAATTGGTACATTAGCTACTGACGATTTCGGAACAATTGACGCATTCTACGACCAATACCATAAAGTGAATGTAATTGATGGTGTTTACGGAATTGACGCTAAACATTTAGAAAAATATATGACTGTTGCGGCTTACTAATTGTAAGCCCAACATTCTTAACTTTAAAAAAATATAGGTATGGCATGTGAAGGATTAATTTCAGCGGATATGTTATTCGACTGCGCTAACCCAGCGATAGGGGGTATTGAAACAGACGTTCTTTTGATTAATGCAGAAGACGTTGATATTGCAGCCACAACTTTTTCATCTACAAATAAAACCGTAGTTACTAACTTGGCTTTGAAGTCAGGTAAAACTGGTTACATTTTACAAGGTGTGAAACAAGTGAATGGAGCGAATACCGAGCTTGTGAAAAAAGAAATGGGACCAGATAAATTCAAACACGTTTTTTCTGGAGTTATTTTAAACGCAAGCGCTGCAAATAAATTACAAGCTACAAACCTTTCAGAAGGTTCAAAATATGTAGTTGTAATTGAGCAAAAATGGAAAGGCGCTTCTAATGCTGATGCATTTGTTGTCTTAGGTTTGAAGTCTGGTTTGGAATTACAAACAATGACTTGGAACACAAAAGAAAATGACGGAACAATTGCTTTCACTTTAGAAAGTACAGAAGGTTACGAGGAACCAACTTTACATTTGACATTGTTGGAAACTGATTATGCTACTACTAAAACTGCATTTGTCGCTAAATTTGCGTCTTAATGTATGGAATGGCATAATATAAGTTTGGATATGATTATCGGGGGGAAAACTCCCGATAACATTCCTTACTTAAAATTATTTTTACAAGACTACAAAAAAGAATTTAACGTAGAAGTCGTAAATGCCGCTTGTAGAAAGTGCATATACACGTACCACAAAGACTTCATTAACAAATTTAATCCTATGGAATCAAATTCAAAATATAAATTATTAGCAAAAAGAGAAGGAATTTCTTTAGATTTTGGAAGCAGTATTATGGTAACAAATGCCAATCTTACTGATTCTTATGCAAAACAATTAATCAAAAGATTTAAGGATTTAAACCAAGATTTCAAAATGGAAGATTTATTTGAAATTTATCCAGTTGAAGTTGAAAAAGAAGTTGTAAAAGAAACTTCAAGAATCAAAAAAGCTAAATAATGAAAATACAAGTTCTTGACATTGTTAAAAGGCTTGTAAAATGGGATAAGAAATTAGAAATATACACAAACGGGGAAGATAACGCATACCCAGAACGTGTTGACAGACTAATCAATAATTCTGTTACGGCTAAAATGTCACTCGAAATAATGATCCAATATTTAATTGGAAAAGGTTTTGGCGATGCGGATAATTTCAAAGTAAATGATGACCAAAAATTGATTGACTTTGCAACTGATGTTGCAGATGATATTGCAAAAAATAGAGGTTTTTTCATTCATTACGATTACAATCTAAATTTTGACAGAATTAATCCAAAAGTATTGCCGTTTGAAAAATGTAGAATAGGCAAAAAGGATTCAAAAGAATACAATTCAAAAATTTTATTCAAAAATAATTGGAACGATAGCAAAGAAAAACCTATCGTTTTTGATGTGTTCAATTCTAATCCAGATATTGTAAAATCACAAATTGAAAAGGCTGGCGATATTTCAAAATACAAAGGTCAAGTTTTGTATTACAATATGGATAGAAATTATTACTATCCACTTTCAAGAATTGACGCGGTAATGAATGACTGCGATTCAGAAAGTCAAGCCAGTATTTACAAAAATATGATTTTGCGTAAAGGTTTTTTTGGAAAGCAAGTTATTGTTACACCTCCATTAATCGACAATGATTTACCAGAGTTTATCTACAATGATTTAGGTGTTCCAGTTAGAAATAACGAATACCACAAAAGACAATCAGAAGCTGACGAAATTAAAGAAACTATTGAAAGTTTTATTGGTGCTGAAAATGCTGGTGGAGCGATGTTAATACAATTGCCAGACTTACAAGGAAGCATTGATGATATTTTTAAAGTAATTACTATCAATAGCGAGGTTGATGACAAGATGTTTGAATACACTGAAAATTCTATCTCAAAGAATATTTTAATGGCATTCAATAACTTGCCTATTTCTTTGGTAAAATCTCCAGATAGTGCAATGTTTGGTAATAGTGGCGAAAGTTTACAAGAAGCCAAAAAAATGTATTGGGAAAACACATCAAAAGAACGTAATATTTTAGAAACTATTATTAATGATGTGGTTCAAAATTTACCAAACTGGAATGGAAGTTACGCTAAAATAGTTTCTCTTTTTGAAGTTGATATGGAAGCGAATATTGGAGATGTGAAACGTATTGAAGCACAAGCGCAATTGAAAGGTTCTGTCGGTGGTGTTCAAGCCTTATTACAAATTCAACAAGCAGTTTCAGCTCAATTGACTGATTTGGAAAGTGCGGTTGTAATCATTGAAGAAATTTACGGAATTAGTGGGGATTTAGCACGTAAAATGTTAGGTACTCCAAAATTAGGAATTCAAAATCCTCCAGCGGTATGATAACTACACCATTAATCACTCGTGCTGAAATTCAGCAATACAAACAATTAAGTAGTTCGGTAAACACGGCAAAATTGAATGAACTTATTTTGCAATCGCAAATGGTTGATTTATTGCCGTTACTTGGCGAAAGATTGTATTACGATTTATTACAGAACCCAGAAGATAGAGTAGCTTTATTAGACGGAAGCACATACGATTACAATGGTATAACTTACACAAATGTAGGTTTGAAAGCCGTTTTGTCGCATTACGTTTACGCTCGTTATTCTATGTTTGGAGATGTAATAGATACGGCTTTTGGTTTGAAAGCAAAATTAAATACAGATGTTAGTGAGCGAATTGATACGGGTATGAAAAAGACTTTGTACGAACATAACTGCAATTATGCATACAATTTGTGGCTGAATGTGGAATTGTTCCTTACAAGAACGAAAGAGCCGTTATATACAATTTGCGGAAGCCAACAAAAGAACAAAAACTTTAAAATGTCACGAATAGGATGATTACAATAATTAATATTTCAGACACAAAATTTTCTTACAATGGTATAAACTATTTTAAGAATTTCACTCCATTTGTAACTGGTAATAAAGTTAGCATTGTGAACACATACGATGCTTGTATTTCTTTGACAAACTTTCCGACTATTTATAGCGACATTAGTGTTGACGGAGTTATTTACGGAAGCGTTGCGGCTTTACAAAATGCCTTGCTTCCAGTTTTATTCAATCGAACATTTAGTCAGTCTGGTTCTTTGACCGTTGGATATATTCCAAAAGCAACTGGAAGTAATATTTTAGGTAATAGTTTGATTTATGATAATGGAGAAAGTATTGGGGTTGGAACGACTATTCCAAATTTTTCTACATCTGTACGTAGAGTTTTAGATATAAATGGAAGCTCTCAATCAATGTTAGTGTTGAGTATTGCTGGAGCTGGTGGTGCGTATTTTTACAATACCGCCACTTCTGTTGAAGTAAATGCTGTTGGAGCTAAATCTTTATATTTAAGTAATAATGGAGCTATTAGAATAGCTATTACCCCAACTGGAAATGTAGAGATAAAAAATTCAGATTCAAGACTTTACGGAGGAGATAATGCTGGAAGATTTATTATAGGGAATCCAAGTGTCACTACTTATTTGGCTATGTATGGAAATGCACATTCAAGTGTTCCACATTTAGCTCAATTTATAGTTAATAATGTTCCGGTTCTTAATATGGCATCAGGCGGAAATGTTGGAATAAATACAGCAAGTCCGTATGTGAATTCTGTTTTAACTTTAAGAGAAAATTCAACTTTGACTAATGCTTTATCTATGTTGAATAGAAACGGTACTAAACAATGGGATTTTTCAGTTGATATTAATGCGGTTGATGATGGTGGATTAGCTATTATAGACAGAAATCAATCTGTTGTTAGAATGTGTATTAAAGATAATGGATATGTAGGTTTTGGTAACACAAATCCTTCTGGATTAGTTCATTTGACAGGTAATTCAAGTAATCCAATAACTGCTATAATTGAAAACAATGGTGCTGCGGTAAATTCTTCTGGGACTAAATTAAGATTTCAATTCAATGGAGTTGAAACTGGTTTTTTATATAACTTTTATGATGGTGGAGATTTTAGCACACGATTAAGTTCAAACGGATATTTAGCTTTACAAGCAGGAGGTGCTGAAAAATTAAGAATAAATCCAGCTGGAGATGTCTTAATTGGTAAACAAGCCACAAGCTGGACAGTTGCTGGTTCGCAATTTGAAGTAAACGGAAAAGGATTTGGTGTTACACGTGATGTTACTGGTGAAAATTTATTTTTACACAGAATTAGTTCACAGACTGGTAATTTTGTGGCTTTTTATTATAATAGTGGGGGAGTTGGTTCAATTTCAACAAATGGAACTTCTACATCTTATAACACAAGTTCTGATTATCGTTTGAAAGAAGATTTAAAACAAATAAATGGATTGGATTTAATTTCTAAAATTGAAGTTTATGATTACAAATGGAAATCAGATGAAAGTCGTGCCTATGGAGTATTGGCTCACGAACTTCAACAAGTGATTCCACAAGCTGTAAACGGAGAAAAAGATGGAGAAGAAATGCAAGGTGTTGATTATTCAAAATTAGTACCAGTATTAATAAAAGCTATTAAAGAATTGAAGTCAGAAATACAAATCTTAAAAAATTAAAAAAAAATGATAACATTCAAATTTGAAAAACCAGTTTTAGAGGTACAATTGATTGACGGAACTTTAGAAAATGTAATTAAAACAATTCATTGGAGATATTCTGGTATTAATGAAAACGGAATTATTGCAGAAACTTACGGAGCCAATTCACTACCAAGTCCAGAAGCTGAAAACTTTGTTGAATATGAAAAACTTGACAATGAAACAATTATTGGCTGGTTGAAATCTATTTTAGATATTGACGGAATGGAGGAAAACATTGCAAATCAAATAGATTTGATTGAAAATCCTAAAATTGAAATACGTAGTATAGATTAAATTTTATATTTTTGTTGAAATAACTTATTAATTTAAAATAAAAATTATGAAATTGAATTTAAACTTTAATTTGAAAGATTTACAAGGACAAGAAATCCAAGACGCAAACGCTGGTAAAGCGATAGCAAGTGCTTTGGCACAAGAATCAAAAGGTGACGCATTGAAATTCTGGGATTGGGCAACAAAACTTTACAAAGGGATTGAGCTTGACTTGGATGCTTCAGATGCTGAAACATTGAAAAATTTTGTTAAAAATAACGAAGGATTGACAATTTTATTGAAAGGTCAAATCTTACCATTATTCAAGTAAAAAAAAGTGAAGTACATCAATTATATATTTACTTCTTTAATTTTATTATTCGTACCTATCTACGGCTTGTTGATAGCCGTAGGTAGCGCGATAGTTTTAGATACTTTTACTGGAATATTCAAAAGCATTAAATTGAACGGGTGGAAATCAATAAGAAGCCGAAAATTATCGAATATAATTTCTAAAATGGCATTATACGAAATATGTATAGTGTTTCTTTTTTTAATTGACAATTTTGTTTTGAATGAGTTTGTCAAATCTGCTTTTGGTTTTGACTTTATGTTCACAAAGATATGCGCTATATTATTAATTTTTGTTGAGCTTGTTTCCATAAAAGAAAACATTGAGGAAACTTTCAAAATTGATATTTGGCAACTTCTTAAAAAATCTTTCAATAGGGCAAAAGAAATCAAATCTGATATTAACGATATTACAAATTAAATGAAACTATCAAAAAATTTAGATTTAATTGAAGTGACACGTAGCACAGAAGCAAAAAGACGTGGAATAAACAATTCTCCTACGGCTGAACATTTGGCAAATCTTAAATTATTAGCTGAAAAGGTTTTCCAGCCAATTCGTGACCATTTTGCGGCACCAATTCATATTTCAAGTGGTTATCGTTCAAGGATATTAAATAATGCAATTGGAGGAGCGACAAAGAGCCAGCATTGTAAAGGTCAAGCAATTGATATTGATGTTGATGGGACCAGCATAACAAACAAACAAATTTTTGACTTCATTAAAGACAATTTGGAATTTGACCAATTGATTTTTGAATTTGGAAATGATTCAAACCCAGATTGGGTACACGTTTCTTATTCTAAAGACGGAAACAGAAAACAAATTTTGAGAGCTAAAAAAGTAGGTATTAAAACTTATTACCAGAATTATGCGTAGATACTTAATTATCTTATTGCTTTTACTTTCAAGCTGCGGAGCGAGAAAAGTTGCTATTGTAAAAAATGACACTAAAATTACAATAGACTCAACCGCTATTGTAAAAACAGATAGCACCGCCACAATACAAAACAATATTGTAATAGATAATCAGTCGCAAGAAATTGAAATATCGCCAATAGATAATTCAAAAGAAATCTTCATAAATAATATACCTTACAAAAACGCTCGTATAAGGATTAAAAATACCAGAATTAAACAAAGTGACACGAGCTTTAAAAAAGTAGCTCTGGTGAAAGAAAAAACGGCAAAAAAAACAATTGAAAAGAAAGTTTCAATAAAAGAAAAACATATAGATAAAAAAACTAATTACTTTATCTATTTATGGCTATTACTAATCCCAGTTGGAATGTATATTTATAGACAAATCAAAAATAAATTGTTCCTATAAAAAATCTAATTATGCCAAAACAAAGAATTAGATTGAGCGAAATGGAAGCTATTGCATTAGGCTTGACTTTGAAAAAGAAAAGCGATAAAATGTTAGGCAACCAACGTTATCGACTTACAGAAGAACAAATCCAGCAACTCCAAAAAATTAGAGATTTCCACGCAACTGAATTCAAGGAAATTAGAAGAACGCTAAACGATAGCGGAAAAGTAATTAGCACGGTTGAAAAGTTAGGTCAAAAAAAGTTAATTGACATTCCTTTAAACCACGAAATAAAAAGAGTTTCTACAAATGTTTCAAATGGTCAGCAATGGATAATTACAGAGCCAATAAAAGAAAAGATTGTAGATTTAGAACAAATTGACTTCTCAAAATTTTTTGAAGGTAAAATTATCCCCGTTGATGTTCAGCCAAAAATAGTAAAATCAAAAGCTTTATTTGATAGAGCCGTTTTGACAGATGTACACGTTGGAATGAAAGTAAGTGACGGACATTCTTTATACGACGGATCTTGGGATGAAGAGGAGCTTTTTAAAAGACGTGATGTATTTGTAAATGAAATCATAAATAATCAGAAATCAAATAAACTTTTAATCCACGATTTGGGTGATTTTATGGATGGTTACAATGGTTTGACTACCAGAGGAGGTCACGAATTGCCGCAGAATATGGATAATCAAAAAGCGTTTGATGTGGCTTTGAGTTTTAAAATAACTTTGATAGACGCTTTAATTCAGTATTACAATGAAATACACATTGTAAATATTTGCAACGACAATCATTCTGGTTCTTTTGGCTATATTGTAAATTCTGCTTTCAAGTCTTATATTGAGCTAAAATATAAAAATGTTTCTGTTGTAAATCAACGAAAATTCATTGACCATTATTTGTTTGAAAATCGTTGTTTCATTCTTACCCACGGGAAAGACGATAAAAGTTTGAAATTTGGTTTTAAACCACATTTGGATGCGGTACAAATTGAAAAAATAAAAAACTACATTGACGAATATAAATTGCACGGATATCAAATTGAATTTTCAAAAGGCGATAGTCATCAATTACTTTTTGACTTAACCAGCTCAACGGCTTTTGAATACCAAAACTTTGGAGCATTTAGTCCTCCGTCTGACTGGGTAAAGGTAAACTTCAAAAACACAAAAAGCAGTTTCACTACAATGAATTATTACGAAAAGCAAAAAACAATCAATAATTATATTTTCTAATTTCAAATAAAAATCCCTTTAAAATCAAGCCATTCTAACCGAGTGGTTTT